TTGTGCTTGACCATTAAGCGCAGCAGATTGTGACGCTTGGAAAGCAAGCTGAGTCTGCTGTACTGCTTGTTGTGCTTCAGCAGCTTGTGGATCAGGTTGCATAGCTTGACGCATTTGCTCAATAAGTTTTTCTCTGTTGCTTAGGCTCATGTTGTCAAGTATAGCCTCTAACAACACATTCTTTATGGGAGAGTCGCCCATCGTTGTTAGTAGTTGAGTTAGCTGGGCTATTTCGTACTCTCTGGCAACAACACCTAAAGAACTAGAGGCTGTAAACTTATAATCTGACACAGGGTAGATTTCTGGCTCAAACTGCATATACCTGTGTGCGGCTTTGGTAACAAAAGGTACTAGAAAACTATCTTGGAAATTTACTAAAGTTCTTTTGTGTCGTTTAATTATAGCACCCATGCCCATAGAAAAACCGGCAGCAGAGCGTGTATCGGAACCGGCGTTTGTGCCGTTAGGGTCAATAGCTCCTGTAGCTGCTTGTACCATTTGTTGTAAAGCGTTTGCCTGTTCAAACGTAATCTGGGATACTTGACCAAAGTTAAAGGGTTGTAATACTTCAGCAGGATTACCATTAGTTAAAATAATTTTACCTGACCTAACTTCTGGCCTAGATCCTCTTGGCATTCTGGATGCATCCATAGCCAACATTGGGTGTACGGTAAGAGCCAAAGCGTCTATTCTGGCTCGTATTTCAGCATCTAACGCCTTTTGTGAGTTGTATCCTTTCTCACATACACCTCTGCCCCAGAAACGGCTAGGAACCGTATCAAAAGCAAAAGCAACTATAGGACGATCCTGCATCATGTAGGGATTTTCTTCTGCTTTTAAAAGAACCCCGCCGTTACCTATAACTACAATAGCTTCGACATAATAGCTGCTGTTATCTTCTTCTTCTGTATCTACTAATGGCTCTACAATTTCTACTTCGTCATCTGCTTCCATCCTAGCTTTTTCTAANAGATAACGAGGNACTAAACCATAGTAAGTCGTTTTTCTAACTTTGTTTTCATCATAGACGTTAGATAAGTTAGGGTCAGCCTCTAGGTCTTGGTCGTGAGCAGCAGTTTCTAAATCTGAATCATAATAGACACCCTCTTCTTGTAGCATTTCTATTGAGTGTTTAGGTACAAACTCGTCAATAGCAACGCCTAGTGCTTCATCTACAGAGGTAGCTACAGGGTCTATAAGAAAATTTTGTGGTAGGATAGGGCGTAGTTTGCAGACTGTACGGTCTTGTATAGTAACACCAACGGCTGTTAGATCACCACCCATAACGGGTTCTGTAGCAGGAGCCATTTCTTTTTCATTAGAAAGAGTAATCTCTGCAATTCCTGTACCAAAGATAGCAGAATTAAGTATACACTCTCCAATAGCCTTGCGTACTTTGTTTTTTGTAAAGTCTTCGTTAAGTTTTTCTCTAAGGAGTGCAATATCCATAGGGTTTTGGTCAGCAATGTCATCTTTAATGTCAAAGAAACGTCCTCTGCCAAACGTAGCCTCTTCAATCTCTGCTACAGTAGACTCTACGGCCTGTTGTAACGCAGGAGCAACAATTCTGGAACGCTCTGAAGCTCTTGTTTTATCTTCAGTAGACCAAATGCCTCTAAATAAACGATAATACTCGTCAAAATCTTGTTGGTAATTAGATTCAAAGTGTTCACGCCACTCGCCACACTTAGTTATTACCCATTCTTCAATGTTTTGCTCTCTAAAATCTTCTTCTCGTAGTTCGTCCATTTTAATACCCTGCGTAAGCGTCCATTGGTTCAAATTCGTCTATNTCCATGTCCATGTTGTAGGCTACTTCAGCTANTTGGTCTATNTAAGCTAAAGAATCTATAAGATCGTCATGTACTAGNGGGTTAGGAAATTGAAATAACTGATCTAAAAAAAGAGCGTTCCAAGAACCTTTAGCTAAAGAAATCTTACCATGTTCAAATCTGCCTTGTAAAGCCCACACAATACGATCAACTTTCTTTTTGTTACCGTGTGTTAGTTCTTCTATTCTAAAAAATCTATTTTTTTCTTTCATTAAAGTAGTTATGTAGGGTAAGACCGCGTTCTTAGCTATTCCTTTTTCTATTCCTACTGAAATAGGCTTATAGTCTCTAACTGCTTCAAAGATTCGCCTAGCTGTGTCTTCTACGCCCCATCGTCCATGTACTATGTCTGCGACCCACCAACCTAGTGTGCTAACTTTAACAATAGATATTGCTGATTCGTCTAAGTGTCGTGTTTTAGTTTTAACTTTGTTTACGTCTGTAAAGCCAGCAAGGTCAATGGCAACATAAAACTCTCCTTCATCTGGTTCTTCTTCTAAAAACTTAACGTCTTCTTCTTTGAACAACTCGCTACCTTGAGCTTCAAAGGACGCTAAGAACTCTTGTCGAAAAGAGTATCTAGACATTGACTTTTCTGCTGACTGTATTTCTTCTGGGTCTAACAATGGGTTATCGTAGCTTGTAAAGTGCCAACCGTTAAAGTCTTCGTCTTCTGCTAACTTAGAGTAGTTGTATAGCTCATAGAAATGATTGCGACCCATAGGAGTACCTATGAACAACGCATGGCCTTTTTGGTCAGCTAGTGCAGGTCTTAGGATCTGCTCCCAGACCGCAGGTTTCATGTCTGCATACTCGTCCATACATAAGAACTTTAGGGAGACACCCCGCATAGTCTCAGGTCTATCGGCACCCTTTAGGGCTATTGTGCAACCGTTGACCAACTTAATCTGAAGATTATTAACATGACTAGTAGCAATAACACCGTGTCCAAGCTCCAATAAAAGCGTCCACATAATATCTCTAGCTTGTCCTTGAGTAGGAGCAACATAAAACACCTGACCTGATTTTTCGCTAAGACCGTTAATTATCAAAAGCCATGCGGCTAGTCTTGACTTACCTGTACGCCGACCTGCTGCAATTACTTTGAAGCGTGTAGGGTCGCTAAACACCTCTTGCTGCCAAGGGAGCAACTGTACGTTTAAGTCAGTCATGGTTTACTAAAGAATACTTAGGGATAGCTAAGTACACTCTAGTACTTCCACATTACACTAGGGGCATTAGCGTCAGACTCACGGAGATCAACATGGATGAAACTATTAGCCACTCCAATGCCGTTGAACCCCAACGCGATGGCGTGTTTAACAATAGCATACCTTTGTGCGCCGTTTGCAACTTTAATGTCAGCCGCAATGCCTTGAGAATGAGTACCTGCTTTTTTCTTTTTAATTTCTTCTGGGTGGCTAGGATCTCTATAGCCGCTAGTGATAATAAATGGAAAACCACATCTCTCCCTTAGTTCGTCTAGTTTCTCAACTAGTTTTGGTTGGATTTTGTTAAGACCTGTATGAGAACAATCAAAGTCTTCTATTTTAAAGTATTTGTATTGAGATAAACTATCAACACAGAATCTTTCTTCATAATTAGACATTTGTATAGTCCTCTGTATACTCAGCGTCTAAAGCATCATCTTGAGTGTCATTAGTATCATTAGTACCAGAAGAGATTATTGTCTGCTCTCCACCGACACCAGTAATAGATATATTAATAGCACTTTTCCCCCCAGCTACCTTATCTTTCTCAAAGTAACTTAGGGGGACTATACGATCAGCTAAGAGCTTCCAAGCGGCAGCTTGATGCTTATGTTCGTCATTCAAAGCTGCATCAAAGATAGACTCTAAAACCAACTTAGACTTAGGCGACGTAAGCATACGACCCTTGTATTCGTTAATGATAGCAGCGTCACCTTTAGGTCGGCCTCTAGGTAAGCCTGTGGCTCCTCTCTTTCTAGACACCACCTCTGACTTTTTAGGTCGCCCACGCTTCCTCTTAGGTTTTTCTTCTGTTATCATATGTATACTTATGTAGTTACTAGTAAGTTGCCTTAGAATAACTTTTATGATAAACCTTTAAGAATATCTTTAATGAATTATTAAAATATTACTTAGCAATACCAAGCTATCTAAGATTACTTATTTATACTAACATATTTTTAAG